CCCCTCCGACATAAGTTCATCATGCATCCCCATAGCGGCAGATGTCATAACCTTATTAGTGCCAAACCACTCATTTTCGGCTGCCCAATCTTGAGCTTTTTGGCTTATCGGTTGTTGAGTCGGCTGTTGAGCTTGTTGAGGTACTTCTTCAGCTTTTTCTTCAGCTTGTTTCTTACGTTCTTCTCTCTCAGATTGAGAAATCTTTACCTTTTCTTTCTCAACTGCAAGTCTCGTAAGAGCCTCATTGGCCTCCATAATTTTTTCAGCGTCTTGTTGATCAATAGCTTCTTTTAGTTGAGTTTTTACCTTAGATCTTTCAGCTTCAATTCTGCTGTCATATTCTTTAAGATAATTCTCATCTACAGATTCATATTTCTTTTCAACGGCTTCAAATTTTTTCTTTAGACCTTGGGCATAATCTACAGCTGCTTTTTCTCTTCTTTCAGCTTCTCTGTATTTAAATGTTAAGTCTTTGATACGTTTTTGAACTTTATCTGAATAACCTGCAAGATCATCTTGTTTTGTTTCTTGTTGAATAGGTTCTTCTTTTTGTTCTGCTGATTCATCATCAGCTTTTGTTGCTTTCTGTTTGCTTATTTCAGAAACATCTGTGTATCCTAAATCTACTTCTTCTTTTTTAAGTTGACTTGGATGCTGTTCAGACTTTTCTTCAAATGAAACATTAGTCTCTTGAGCACCATCTGTGTCAAGATCGACTTCGTTATTTATAGCTTGTTCTGCCATAGCATTCCTCCTTAGTAGTTATGAATGATGTTTGTTGGGTCAGCAATTGTTCCAATGATTTCGTCATCATTTAAAATTCTTACTTCGCCTAGTTCTGTTCTAAATCTAGATCCAGCATATCTGCCGAATACTACCCAAGAACCTTCCTTGCACCATGGGCCATTAGGAAATTTTTCTTTGTCTTGATAACAAAGATCACCCATTTTTAAAACAAGTGCACATACAGTTGTAAGTGCAATTCTTTCATGAGAATCATCCGACATAATTATACCGCCTTTAGTTTTTTTAGGTGGTGTAAAAGGTCTAACTAAAATTCTCCAGCCAGTTGGTTGTGGAATTTGATCTATGATTTTATCTATTGATTGTGGATCTGTAGGAATCTTAACATCTTCTTTTTTAAGAGTTTTGCTAAGAATCTTAGACCCGTCTGGATTTACCAGTGTCGTCGTCATCTTCTATATCCTCTTTTTTCAGCAAGTCTTTAACGACTTGAAGCAGTTCTTCACATGAACTGAGTTGACCTCTAGAATATTGCAATTTATCCATGCTGTCAACAGAATATACGATGTGTTCTTGTTTCTGAGCGATCATCTTTCTGATCTCAGCTTTAATACGATCAATAGTTTCAATATCGATCATTAAACTTCTTGATCAGTCTCCGCAAACTTTTCCAAAATTTTAAGCTTACCAGAACTAGACTCCATTTTGCATACAAGCTTATCCATCTCCTCAATAATTTGAGGGTGCTCACCAATACCGCAAGGATTATGGAAATAAACGGATAATGTTGCTGCAGCTTCTTTATAATCGGCTTCATATTTTGATTTTAGTGCATTGTATAATCTTCTTTTAATATCCATGCACTTTGTATAAGAGATTATTTTTAAATAGCAACTATTTTTTTTTTTTTTTTTCATATCCCTTAATACCATAGATGTCACCCACGACTGAAATAAATAAAATTTGAAACCACATTGGCATATTAGCAAAATAATCAAAAAATAAATCAATTTTTTCCTTGATATTAGGATCGTCTGAGAAGACCGACCAAATAAGTAAAATTACGGGCGCGGAAACCAGCAGTAAGACAAATTCATCTTTCCAAGAATTTTGCTGATCAGATTTAACAAGCGTCTGGTACTCGATTTCCCCTTTCGCCATTTTTTCTGCGTGTAGCCTTTGCGCATCACTCATTAACCTCTTTGATTCTTGTTTGTTTTTGTATATGTGAGCTCCCGTCTTCACCGCCATACCCAGTAGGTTTAACCAAGCCATAAAATTTTTCTTTTCTCCTGTTACAGCAATAGGGTATCATTTTCTCTAGGACTTCGTAACCCTTATCACCTGTAATTTTCCATCGAAATACATTCTTGTGATTTTCATTTCCTCTTCTTTTCAGAACCCAGAAATAACCTCCAAACATGTGATGAAATCTAGCTACCATATCAGAGTCAGTTGATTCAACTGTAACCGCGATTTGTCTTGGATTACCTTTTCCTTGGCTCCATAAACCAAATGCTCCTTCTCCGTCAAATACTCCAGCTAAAAAAATAATTTTTTCTCGATCTGATAAGTTATCGTAAGCCGATAAATTTTTTTCCAGATGTTTGAATGGATGAGATTCCTTTAATTTCTGATTTTGTTCCTTTATCACGGTGCGGGCATCCTCCTTTGGAAAGTTTAAAATATTCTATTGTTTCTTTTTCTAAAATAGACTTTATTGGCGCATCAATTCCTTGTGGGTTTGGGCCTTTCTTAGGGGGTGGCCCTGATTTTTTTCCGCCACTATTGTCTTTTTTCTTTTTGGGCATTTTTTTCCCTTGCAATATCTAATTTTTCTTTTGCAACTTCTAATCTATCATTAGCTGCTTGTTGATTCGCATCTAATTGAGTTAATTTAAATGCAAGATCTGCTTCTTGTCTATCATCTTGTGCTTTTTCTTTCATTTGGGCCTCTTCAACTTTTCTTTGAAGGTCTAAAGCTTTTAAATCTATTTCTTGTTGTTTTAATCTTACTAAAGGATCTTGCTGATTCTGAGATTGCGATACTTCTGCTTGTGCTAACTGTTGAGTCATCTCAGCTGTACGCTTAGCAACCATTTGATCAAATATAACTTCGAATGCTTCAGGATTCGTTTCAGCTAATTGTTGTAAATTAGGATCCTGCTGAATCATTACACCTACTTCTGCTGTAGCTTTTAACGATAAGTGCTCTGAAATGTGAGATTGCATCAATGCGTACACTTGAGGATTAATTTGAACCATTCTTGTCTGCATAAATGCTGTATGAGCAGCTATGTGAGCATCATGATCTTGTGTTGCAAAGGCTGTAAGCATTTGCATTTTGAGTGCTTCAGCGTTTTCTTTAGCTGGATCTTGTGGTTTTGGTGGTTGAGGTGCTGGTTTTAGGATAGTTTCAATTTGATTTGTTCCTAAAGCCTCGTAAACTCTTCTGTAAGCCTCATGTAAGTTGTGCATTTGCGGATTTGATTGAGCAATTTGCAATTGTGCTTGTGCCATGGTCACTCTTTGGCTCATAGAAAACACATTTGGGTCTGCAGTTGGTATAACATCTACTTTTCCGTCAAAATCTGCAGCTTTAATTGTTCTTTCGCCACCATAAACATCATAAGGATACTCTTGTGGTAGTGATTCTCCAAAAATTTTAGATAAAATCTTAAATTCTTGTCTCATTCCGTAGTAACAACGCTTGTGAATCGCACTCATGACCCTTGAACCACGTTCAAGAAGAGCAATTGTAGTGCCTACAGCTCTGTTTTGTGAATCATTACCAAGTGCCATATCAGTAATAGCAGCAAATCTTTGTCCAGCTTGCACAACAAAGCCTAATAACTGAAATAAAGTTGCACTTGGTTCTTTGAAAGGAAGCAGCTGAAACTGATCTTTGATGTTTCCGCCTGGTGCATCAACATCTCTAAACTCTCCTGGTTGAATTGGTTGATCATCATCACGTACTCTCATACCTCTAGACTTAAATCCAGCAGGTAAATTTGATAATGTCCCTGCATCAAGTAGTTGTCTCAATGCTTCAGTAGCAGTTCTAGACATTCCACCAATCATATGAGTTAATCCAAAACCATAAAAACCTAATCCAGGTAAAAATTTATAATGAACAAAATATTCTATTCTTCTATATCTAGAATCATCTACTCGATAGTTCCTGTAAATAGATAAAACTTGACCAGTATTTTCTACAACAGTCACAATGTAAGGAACCTTAACATTTAATTCTTCTGATTTATCTCCAGTGTATTCTTCTAAGTCTAAATCTACATGAATTTCTAAAACAGAATAATTCATATCTGAAGCAACAGGTTTTACTCCTTCAATTTTATCAATTGCTTTTTGAGTTGCAGTTTGTGTTTGAGTTGGTTCTAATAAAGGCATCTCTCTATATAAACCTAATTTCATTTTTTTAACGATTTCGTTTTCTGTCATGTTCATGACATGAGTAATTCTCTCCGCATCTTTTAAATCTGATGCATAATATGGGACAACTAAATCAGAAGCAGGTATAAATTTTGATACAGGTCTTTCTTCTACTTCATCATAATAAATTTTTTTAAATGCAGATCCAGCTAATGGTAAGTAAAATAACATTTGATCCATATCAGTTGTAAATTCTTCCATCTCTTCTGTGATCATATAATTCATATATTCTTTTACACGGTCTGCTTGTTGCTCTCTATCGGGAGTTACAAGACCAACAACGTGTGTATTCACTGGGCCATCTGATGGTAATAATTCTTTATAAGCTTGTGCTTGAAATTGTGTGACAGCTTCTGCAAGTAAAGGGTGCGTAACACCACTAGCACCTTTGAAAGGCTGGTTTCTAATATTATATTTTACACCAAGAAGATCTAAACTTTTTGCATAGGTCTCTTCCCAATCTTTTCTTGACTCTCTATCTTTTTGATACTCATCAATTAAATCTGAACCAATTGATTCAAGAATATTATCGTCAAGTTCATCGGCTAAGTTAGCAGCAAAATTTTCAATTCCTGAAGTTTCTTCAACAGCTTCTTCACCTTCGATTTCAACATTCTCAGGAATCCCTTCAGGCTCTTGCTCTACCCTTATTTCTTCCTCTATAATATCTTCTTGATTATTTTTTTCTATCTCTGCCATTTGCTTATCCTACTATAACGGTTTAAATATATCTACTGCTAATCCACCAGTGCTATACGATTGAACAGGCCCTCTCATTGATGGAGTTACTTTTATAGAAAAAGCATCAAAATACAAGTCTGGATCGTTAGCTTCTACTTTAGTATATCCAGGTACTTCTTTAGCACTTGCATCCTTATGTTCAAAAAACGATTTAGCTCTTCTTGCCTGATGTGTATCTGTGCCTGTATAGTCCTCCGCTTCACTAAATCTCTTATACGGTTTTTTAGGATCTGAATAGGCTACTTTGATAGTTCCTGCTTGTGAACCATGAAATTTAGCATTCTGCTTCATAAGTTTAGGCATCACTCCTTCCCCTTTTCCTTCAATTCCTTTACCATAAGCCGATCCATAGAATCGTTCATTTCCTGGCTTGTAACTGCCATGCATTCTAATTGCAACCTTTTCATAAGGTGCAATCGCAACATAATCAAAACCTTCATTTGCTGCACGCTTCATTAACATTCTCAAGGCATGGTTACCATACTGAGTAGAGTCTAAAAAAGGAGTATATCTTCTATCTGCATTTCTATAATTACCAGAATAGTCTTTCTCCACTTGAAACTTTAATGCTTTATTGTTTTGTTTTAATCTTGCAAGTAAACTACGGACTCTTTCAGGATCATTACTCTCTTTAATTTGTTTTGTAAGATTGTCTCTTGCACTAACCAGTACATCCATAATTCCTTCTTCTGCATACGGATTTCTTCTTACTGAATCCATATTACCTTCAAATCCTGTTTGCCCTGCTTTTCTAATTTGCTTAGCTAATGATTGATTTGCATCAGATTGCACGTCATGAATAAATAAAACTTTTTTACCATCTTGCGTATATCTTGTATCAAACCTTGAAAAATACACTGGGTTCTCTTCATTTGCGTAGTGACCATATCTTTTCAATGGCTCCGTATTTCTAGGTATAGGCCCTGGCATTTTAACCACCATCTCACGATAATTCTCACCACCAGCTAACGTGTAGTTTGTTTGGTTTTGATTCTCCACTTTTCTAAAGTCTAGCATATCCTTAATTTTTTGATCAAGCTTTCCAATCGTTTGATTGACTCTTGCAGATGAAGCAGGAGTTACTTTGTCTCTAAGATATAATAAATCATCTCGTACAAATTCCATGGTATCTTTAAAATCTGTAGCATCTATTTCATCACCTTCTCGAAACAATTTAGTTAAACCTCGTTTTGCATTTCTAAGTGATGACTCAGCTGCTTCTCTTGTACTAGGGGTTAATACGGTTTGTAAGTTGATCGTCTTGTTACTAAAGTCGGCTGCTATATCTTGTATTTCTTTTACTGCTTTCGGTTGAGCACTTGATTCATAAATCACAGTTTTTAATTTATTCACGGGTGAATTTTTAATTAAACTTGTTAAATCATCTGCTCTTAATTTGATACCTGCATCTTTTGCTGCGAACAATAAACCTGATGTTAAGTTTCCTTGTTTATCAAATCCTGCAATACCTGAATCAAATAATTCTTCGATACTAACTCTTCCACGATTATTACCTGGAAACAATTCATTAAATAAATTCATTCCATTATAATTTTTACCATAATCAAATTGTCTTGGATTAATTGCTTTTGTTGTAATGGTTCTACCAAATGGAGTTTTCGTTTCTTTTTTAGCTACATCTAATAAATGATCAATCCATTCATCTGCATAAAATTTTCCTGGGCCTTTGGCCGTGATCCAGTCGTACGTTTGCGAGCCAAACTCTGGACGACCCATCTCATCACCCATTTGTAATGGGCCACTGTATTTATTTTTAAGGGGTTCTAACCTCATTGGAGGTTTTGCAACTTTGACCGGTGGCGATGGTGCTTGTTTACCTAAAGCAATACCTTCGTCCACGGACTGCGCAACAGGGGAAGTTTCCGTCGCAGGTTTCTTACCAAGCTTGTTTTTTAAGCCTTTAAGAATTGCTCCGAGGCCACGAACCATGGTGCCTCCT